GTAACTCCTTCTAGTGGTATTGCAGCCTTACCAGTGTTAGGTGGACAGACAACAGTAGGATCAGGTGGTACTGCTGGCAACCTTGCACTTACTTCACTAAGTTCAGGTATTCATACTTGCACGGCTGGAGGAAGTGGTACTAGCTGTATTGGATCTACTAAAGTTACTATTACGATTGACTAGACTTTGGTTACTGGTTTTATTAGCATTACCTATAAGAACACTTGCTGTTCCTGTAGTGCCTCAATTCCGTTCTGGCTCTTCTCAAACTTCAAGCACATCAGAACAAGTAATAAATGAAGTTATTACAAGCCACCAATACCGCACAGGATACTCCTACTCAGCGTCAGGACATAATATCGAATCTGAAACAGGATATATCAACCCTACTCCTACGACTACGGATCAACAAACAGTCGGGGGAGTAAATTTTAGTTGGACTTCACCAAACTTAGAAGCTATACCTCAATGGTCAATCGTAAACAATGGTGCAGCTTTCTCAATCCAAGAAACTTTAATCACACCAGGGTTAGACACAGTAACTACGATAACAAGGCAAATAAATACAAGCACCACAACAGAAACTACAACTACATTTGGGCAATAGCTATAATTCTTTGCCCTGCAAGGGTTTTGGCTAATACAACCGTAGCTTCTCCTCAAAGTCAGGCTAGTGGTGTTGTAAATAACAA